TTCATCGCCTTGCTAACAACTCCAACCAATCGTCAAAATCCAAAACTATTAATGGCTTTTTATTGTCAGCCTTAATAATCAAAGCATCATTGCCTTCAAACCAATCATAAATAGATTTAAATCCACTTGCCCTGCATTTAGCCTCAATATTCCACTTTTCTTCGCCAACTTTATTAACGATTAAATCGCCTTTTATACTGCCACCGCCTGACAATGGTACTCGAATACATTCAATATCTTCGTGCATCAAAGCCTGCTTTCTTAGATTATTCTCAACCCGATAACCTTTATCTCTAGAAAATTTGCCCATTACATTTTCCAATCTTGAAGATTAACTTTGCCTTTTGTGTAGGTATGAATCGCCAACATTTTTTTTGCTGAAGGTAAAGATTTGCCATATAACCATTTATGAATTGTTGGTTGAGACACTTTTAAAATTGCTGATAAATCTTTTTGAGATATTTCGTTTTTTACTAGATATTGACTTAGTTTCAAGATTTTTACCACATAATGTATAATATTCAAATTAACTTATAGTTATAGTTATTACTATTATAGTTATATGTATGTCAATAACTTATCTTAATTAATAAGTTAAGTTAATAGTTGTGTATTTATTCCTTATAGTTATATATAACATTAAATAGGTTATTGGTGGGATCAAGCTTAGTCCACCAAAATATAAATAAAAAGGACTTGAAAAATGTTTAATTTTCAAATTAAACCGACAAGATTAACAGAAATAAAGCCAACAAGAAAACCTCGTTGTTTAAAATTAATGCACAAAAAAAAACGTCATCACAACAGACTTTATTCACAGTCTTGGTCAAAATTTCCGATCTGTCCCCCTAATTAATTATTTTTAACAAGATTAAATTTAATTAAAATAGGAAAAACAAATGAAATACCCAAATATGCTTCATAGCTTGCGAACCAGTAGAGGTTTAGCACAAAGCGATATATCTTCAGCCATTGGAATCGCACAACCTGAATACAGTAAAATGGAAAGAGGCGATAGAAAAATTGGATCGCACATTAACAAATTATGTGATTTTTTTAAATTAGAAACTGACGAAATATGCTCGACAAAATTTGATCCAAATAATTATATAGAGCAAACAAAAAACAAATTTAAAGAAGATCTTCCTTTGTTTGGGATGCCTCGTTTAAATGGTGAAGGCATACAAATCCAAAAACAATTTGTTAGTCATACAGTAAGACCTGATTATTTATATGATGTTAATGACAGCTATTCATGTTTTATGAATGGCGAGGAAATGTTGCCCCGCTACAATCATGGCGAACTGCTTTATATTAATCCCGATTTAAAAGCTGAAGTTGGCGATTATGTTTTAGTACATATAAATGTTGATAATATTGTTGTCGGAATTTTTAGAAAAGTTTTTGAAATTTCTGATAGACAATTTAAATTACAAACGCTTAATCCTGCTAAAACTGAAACTTTTAAAAATACTGAAATCGTTGCAATACATTCGATTGTTGGAACAAGATCAAAATTTTAATACTTTTTTTATAAGTTTTATAGACATATATATAGCTATAAGTTATACTCTCTTCATTAAATTGAGGAGAGTTTATTTATGGGAAAAGAATATTTTGTTAAAATGGGGCTTGATACTAAAAGTCTTGAAGAGAGAAAAAATACTATTGGTGGTTCAGATATTACCACATTAGCTTCAGGCGATCCTGAAAGAATATTAAAACTATTTAATCAAAAAACAAATCGAATTGAACGAGATGATTTATCACTTGTTTGGCCTGTCCAAATGGGCGTTATAACTGAAGAAGCCAATTTAGAATGGACTGAGCATTTTATTGACCTTCCAATAATTGATAGACAAAAAGTCTTTAATGGCAAGAAACATCCCTTCATGAGATGTACTGTCGATGGCGTTGTTAAAGGTTATAAAAATAAATTAGCGGTTATAGATGCTAAATTTACTATGGGCAGACCTAAAAGAGATGAAGAATATAAAGATGTTATTCCTCGCTTAGTTAAATATTACAGCCCGCAACTGCATTGGAACGCTTATTTAATAGAAGAAGAAACTAAAAAGAAATGTCCTTATGGCTTGCTGTCTTTTATTAAAGGCGGAGATCAGCCAACTCTGCATGAAGTTAAAATTGATCCTGAATATCAAGAAAAATTAATCAATGTTGCCAAATGGTTTATGGGCTGTATTGAAATGGACATTGAGCCAACTGACATTCCAACTGCTGAAGCACCAATCCCACAAGAAGATAAAGTTCCAGTAGATATGCAGGCAGATCCAAAATGGAAAGCCTTTGCTGAACAATATATTCAAACGCTTGGAGCAAATGAAATATTTAAAGATGCTGAAGCCAAAATTAAAAAGCTAGTTCCCCGAAATGCTTCCGAAGCTTTTGGTCATGGCATAGCTGTCAAAGTCGCAAAAAACAACGCTAAAAGGATTTCATTATGCAACAATTAGATCAAGTTATACCAGTACCACGATTATCAAAAACTACGCCTGAACCAGTTAAGCAAAATAATAATAATAATATTGCTAATGCTTTAATTGCTTTTCATCAAACTAATCCTCATGCCTTTGAAGATAGAAAAAATACACATTTTCATAACAGTTATGCCAGTTTAGAAAGCGTTATTAAGACTGTCAGAACTGCTAGTCAATTTGGTTTGACCTTTACTCAAGAAATGGATTTTGAAGGTGACGTTAGTTTTGTCAGGACTGTAATGATGCACTCAAGCGGAGAAATGAGAATTAGTAGAACTAAAATAGTTTCTAAAGATCCTAACGATCCACAAAAGCAGGGATCAGCCATTTCATATGCAAAACGCTATGGATTACAAAGTATTTTTGGACTTCCTTCAGATGATGACGATGGAGAAGTCGCAACAATTACACCACCAGTTGCTCCCCATAACGCTAGTGGTGTTTCTACTTCGGGGGGCAATCACTCCTCCAAGCCTCCTGAAGTAGATCTTAATTCTTTAATTGCAAATGCAAAAACTGAAAAAGAACTAACTGACTTATATGTAAAACATAAGCCAACAGACCAAAACATTATTAATAAATTCAAAACCAAAAAAGGAGAACTTAATGGAAGATAAACCAATGATTAAATATGGAGTAGACGAACTGACTATTTCCATAAATAAAAATGATCGCAAAACTGAAGATTGGCACTCAGACTTTAATGGCAAATTAGTTATTAATGGCGAAATATTTTATGCCAACGTCTATCAGAAGAATGAGAACTGGATTGCAGGCAAGCTAGTCAAAGCTGATCCAAATAAAGTTTCTGCTTCTTCTCAAGGCCATACCTTAACAAATTCTACAGAGTTAAATGATGAAATTCCTTTTTGATCGAAGCCAGTTATTACAAGATGCTGATGAATTAATTAATGGAGATCGCCATCAAAATTATGGTGATGCTTCAGAAAACTTTGCTCGAATAGCTACTCTATGGAGTAGTTATTTGGGGCATAATATCAAACTCCATGACGTTGGGGTTATGATGGCTTTATTAAAAATATCTAGAATTTCATATGATCAAACTGCAAAAGATAGTTTTGTTGATGCTTTAGGTTATATCGCTTTGGCAGGAGAATTATCAGCAGAAGATAAAGATGGGGGTTAAATATGAGGCACTTGCCAACTATTAGAAGAACTAGAGACCAAATCGATCAAGACGATATAAATTATGCAAACTGCAAAAAATGTAATGAGCCTTTAAGAAACAACAATATTATTCGTGATAAGCCAAAAATGTGTGCGGTATGTCGTGGAGAAGAAGTTGGTGGTAATTCTGAAATTAGAATTATATGCAAAAAATTAAATAATCAAAATATTCGACTTTCTAAAGATGAAATGATGTTTGAAGATGATCCACTAGCATTAAAAGAACAAGATCATCAAAGGTACTTTCCAAAGATGCAAGAAGTGACTTTTGGTGATTCGGGTTTGGCTGATATGATGACTCCTTCTGATACAAATA